CATATGAAATATACAGAGCTGTATTATTTCAAAATGTAGCAGCAGGATCATTACTACCAATACAAGTAGATAGAGTATTTGCTTTAGGCACAACCGCAGACGACATTATAGCACTTTACTAATATGCCTGTTCTTGGATTAAGACCTTTAATGACATACTGGACTAATGTGCAGAGTTCAGACGTAGTGTTAGGCGGATTTGCCTTAACGTGTGATTATACAGAAATACTATTTGACTCTGCGCTGTTTTCATGCGATCAAACCATAATGTAAAAAAATTAAAAAATAAATAATAAAAAATGGCTAAACAATCAATAAATATAGGCTCTTCTGCTAATGACGGTACCGGAGACACAATTAGAGCCGGTATGGATAAAGTTAATGATAACTTTACAGAAATATATGCTGTCAACGGTGGATCTGCTGCTTTTCCTAGTTTAGGTTCTGCTGGGCAAATAATACAAGTAAATTCAGGTGAAGATGCATTAGAGTTTGCAACTGCTTCAACTGTAATACCGCATAAAATAGAAGGCACTAATTTTACAGGAAGCGTAATTATTGGTCATAGCACTACTGGAACTCTTAACGCTGCTCAATCTAACACAGCCGTTGGTCTTGGTGCTTTAGATGCTATTACAGAAGGTGACCAGAACATTGCTATAGGTACTAATGCTCTTACAAGTCTTACTACTGGAGACAATAACGTTGGAATTGGATATAATGCTGGATTTGCTATAAACACCGGTAGTAACAACATAGCTATAGGTAATGCTGCTTTAGACGCTGAAAATGGTCATGGAAGTAATGTAGCTATTGGGCCATTTACGTTGTCTACATTAGACGCTGGAACAGATGCTTATAATATTGCAATTGGTAGAAATGCTGGTTTGAGTCTTTCTACAGGTGTAAGAAATATAATAATGGGCGCATTCGCTGGAGACGCTTTAAATACTGGCAATTACAATATTGCTATAGGTTATGGCTCTTTAAGTGCTGAAGATGCTCATGGCAGAAATGTTGCTGTTGGTTTTTCTACTCTTTCTGTGCAAAACGCTGGCGCTGATGCTTACAATGTAGCAATTGGTTACAATGCTGGTATAGCTGTATCAACTGGCGTACAAAATGTCATTTTAGGTGGTTTGGCTGGTGATGCTTTAAATGCTGGTAGTAACAATATAATAATAGGTTACAATGCCGCTGCGTCTGCTGTAGACGCTGACAATGAGATAACATTGGGTAATTCAAGTATATCAGCCATTAGATCACAAGTAACTTCTATAAGTTCTTTGTCAGATAGACGTGATAAAAAAGATATTGAAGATTCTGTATACGGATTAGATTTTGTTGACAGCTTAAAGCCTGTAACTTTTGAGTGGGACCAAAGAGATGGTAATAGATCAGGCGTTAAAGACGTAGGGTTTATTGCTCAAGATCTGCAAGAAGTTGACGACGAATATACAAGATTAGTATACGAGAGTAATCCTGAAAAGCTAGAAGCAACTTATGGTAGATTAATACCTATTATGGCTAAGGCTATACAAGAGCTTTCTGCTAAAGTAAAACAATTAGAAAATAAATAATAAAAAAATGGAATACACACAAGAGCAAGCAACAATTGACGTAGCATCGTCAGTAGATAATATTGTAATCTGTGAAACTATTCAAGCTGTATCTGAAGCTGATAGAGACGAAGATCAAGTTGGAGATTTATTTAGAAGTGAAAGGCATTTAAGATTAAAAATGGCTCAATCTTTATTTGTATCATCACTTTCTTCTGATCAAGCAAGCCGTATTGCTGCTTTGAATTTGTAATATAAAATGGCTAAGCTTAATAAAAAATCTATGGCTTGCAATAAGCCTAGAAGAACTCNTAAACACCGGACCAAGTCTCACGTNGTAAAAGCTTGTTCTGGCGGTGTAGAGAGAATTATAAGGTTTGGTCAACAAGGTGTTACAACGGCTGGTAAACCTAAAAAAGGTGAATCAGCAAAACAAAAAGCTAGACGTAAAAGCTTTAAAGCCAGACATAGAAAAAACATAGCTAAAGGTAAGTTGAGTGCAGCTTACTGGGCTAATAAAGTTAAGTGGTAATGAGTAAACCAAAAAAGAAATTTAAAGATACTACCGTAGGCAAGCTTTTAATGGGAGCAGCTAGCGTGATAAATCCAACTCTTGGCAATGTTTTACAGGGTGTTATGTCACCTAAAGAAGCAATTGCTGAGATAACAAAAGCCGACGTAAGTGTAGATGATAAAATAAAACTACAACAACTAATATACGAGCAGCAAAACAAAGAAATAGAAGCTATAACAACTCGTTGGCAGGCAGACTCAATGTCTGATTCTTGGCTTTCAAAAAACGTACGCCCGCTAGTTTTAGTATGGTGTATTATTATATTTTCTTTAGCTGGCATATTAGACAGTGTTGAAAGTGTGCCTTTTCAAATAAACTCATTATGGAACGATACTTTTGAAAAAGTAATGATGGCAGTTGTTTTAGCTTACTTTGGTGGTCGCACAACAGAGAAAGCTACGAGCTTGTTTAAAGGTAAATAAACCTTATTATAAGTGATTAGTATATAATAAATTAAATAATAATTAAATCAAATTAAAATGAGTAAAAAAATAGAAGAAAAAGAACTAGAACAGCTGTCTGCACAGCAGTCGGTTAAGGCTGGGTTAATTTCAGACATTGGAGCTGTTGAAGCTAGAAAGCACGAGTTATTACATGCATTTGCAGAAGTTGTAAACAAGTCGAAAGAGTTAAATGAAACTCTAGAAGAAAAGTACGGTAAAATTACAGTAAATCTTGAAGACGGATCTTACGAAGAAATCGTAGAAGAAGATGGCCAAGCTAATTAGAAAAATAAGTATAGGCTCAGATTATAAAAATGAAGCAATGCATTACTCTGTAGGCCAACAGGTTTACGGAGGTCATTGCATATCTGATATATTACATGACCAAAAAGACGGATCTTATAATATATATATCGAAAAAAACAATGAAGTCATACCTTGGAAAAAATTTAATTCTAATATGGCTATATCAATTGAATATAATTTAGAGTACTAATGCAAAGTTTATACAGCTTCATTATACAGCCAAAAAACAGTAGGTATACAAATGAAGTAGAAGTTGGTGATAAAAAACTAATTATCAACACAACAATGGATGATCATAAGTTTGTTAACCGCGTAGGTATTGTAATGTCAGTGCCTTTAATTGGCGACACAGATTTAAGCATTGGAGACGAGGTTATAGTTCATCATAATGTTTTTAGAAGGTTTTACGACGTAAGAGGTAATGAAAAAAACAGTACTTCATATTTTAAAGAAGACATGTACTTTTGTTATTACGATCAAATATTTTTATATAAACATAACAACCAGTGGAAAGCTCCTGGTAATTTTTGTTTTGTAAAGCCTATACTTAAAAAAGAAAAACAAATTATAAGCGATGAAAAAGAGCAAAAACGTATTGGTATACTAAAATACGGCAATAGCTCGCTAGAAGCGTTTAAAATACACGAGGGGGATCTAGTTGGATTCAGCCCTAGCAGCGAGTATGAGTTTATCATAGATGAGAATAGATTATATCGCATGCGGACTAATGATATTACAATTAAATATGAATACAAAGGAGACGAAGTTGAATATAATCCAAGCTGGGCAAAAGGCTGTGGACGAACTTATTAAAGTAGCTAAGGAGCCTATTGTAGATTCAGGAGATGACATAACAGCTGACAGGCTTAAAAATGCTGCAGCTACTAAAAAGCTAGCTATATTCGATGCGTTTGAAATACTAACTAGAATACAGCTTGAAGAGGAAATGTTAAATGAAAAGCCTAAAAAAGAAACTAAAGAAAAAACTTTCAAAGGCTTTGCTGAAGGTAGGTCAACATGAGTTACAAACAAACTCTAGTAAAAATACTAAAAGACCACATAAAAGCTAATGTATTAAATAATAAAAATAGATACAAAAAGTGGGAGTACGGATATAACAAAGAATATGATATGGTTGTTATATCTAAAACAGGTGAGATAGGCGAGATATATGAAATACAAAATCTTAAAATAGCTTTACCAAAACCTGTAGATGTAAAAAAATTTAAATCTAACTCTTGGCAGCATACCGAATATCCTAAAGATCTTCAAAAAATAAAATCTGTATTTGATTGGGAAGAATATCCTGAAGAATTTAAAGAACAATGGTATGACTACATCGATGATGAATTTACTTACAGAGAAAAAGGTTTTTGGTTTTACAATAAAGATGTTGCTACTTACCTTACTGGTACTCACTACATGTACCTGCAGTGGAGTAAAATTGATGTTGGGCAACCAGACTTTCGCGAGTCAAATAGATTATTCTATATATTTTGGGAAGCTTGCAAGGCCGATGTACGTTCCTATGGATTGTGCTACCTTAAGAACAGGAGATCTGGATTTTCATTTATGGCATCAGGCGAAGTGGTTAACTTGGCAACCATATCCTCTGACTCTAGATATGGAATATTATCTAAATCTGGACCTGACGCGAAGAAGATGTTCACGGATAAAGTGGTACCAATATCAGTCAACTATCCGTTCTTTTTCAAACCAATACAAGACGGTATGGATCGCCCCAAAACCGAACTTGCTTACCGCGTCCCCGCGACCAAGTATACCCGTAAGAAGCTCGAGACCAACGAGTCTTTACGTGAACTCGACGGGCTTGACACCACGATCGACTGGAAGAACACCGGCGACAACTCGTACGACGGTGAGAAACTCAAACTACTCGTCCACGATGAGAGCGGCAAATGGGAACGTCCGACGAACATCCTCAACAACTGGAGAGTTACGAAAACCACGTTAAGATTAGGTAGTAGAATTATTGGTAAGTGTATGATGGGTTCAACTAGCAACTCGTTAGATAAAGGTGGAGACAATTTTAAAAAGCTTTATTATGACTCAGATATTACACAAAGAAACCGCAATGGACAGACTAGCTCAGGATTATATTCTTTGTT